GAAGATTTGGCGCGCACTGCGCGACAAGCGAACGATTTCTGACATAGCCATAGAGGAGTTGAAATGAAGTTGACCTGGAGAAGCATGCACGAGGTGCTGACGAAACTGACTGAGGAAGAAGTGCTGAAGCTGTTGAAGGAGGAGCAGGCCGGCGCCAACCGCGTCACCATCCTGCTGCGCCTGCACCAGCGGTACTGCGTCTTGCGCCTTGAGCGCGAACGCATAGTGATCCTGCGCGGAGCGGCAGCACTGTGAACAAACCGCCAAGCATAGGATGGTGGCCCTGCGGCCCGCACTGGTTGCGCTGGTGGGACGGCGAGCATTGGTCCTGGCCGTGCTTTGACTCTGATGGCATCAGCGCCGTAAAAGTGTACGGCAACCGGGTTGACAAGGCCGCAAAAGACATTCGTTGGTATCCAAGGCCAGACAACTGGCCTGAACGGTCGAAAACGTGATCCATTACCACGGGCTACCGATCAATCCGCAAACGGTGGCCCGCCATGCCATAACGGGGGGGCACGCTTTTGTGTCGTTTTGCGACACGCAACCTTTGGGGTTGGCTGTCGAAGTTTGCCAGTCGTTTGCGGTTGACAATGGCGCGTTTTCGGCTTGGCGCAGTGGCAAGCCAATAACGGACTGGCGCGAGTACTACGCTTGGGCCGAGATGTGCCGTCGTATTCCATCGTGCGACTTTGCGATTATTCCGGACGTTATCGACGGCAGCGAACTTGCCAACGATGCGTTGCTTCTGGAATGTCCGTTGCCGTATTGGTTTGCGGCGCCGGTGTGGCACATGCACGAATCGCTTGACCGGTTGGAGCGGCTGGCGGCATTCTACCCGCGCATCTGTTTGGGCAGTTCCGGTGAGTACGCAACGCCGGGGACGCTGACATGGTGGACGCGCATGGACAAGGCGATGCGCGTTGTTTGTACGCCGGATGGGGAACCTCTGGTCAAGCTGCACGGGTTGCGGATGCTCAACCCTAAGGTGTTCACTCTGTTGCCGTTGTCAAGCGCCGACTCAACGAACATAGGTAGAAACGTGGGGATAGACCAGCACTGGAAGAAGGGAAACTATTTGCCACCGACCAAAGAAGCCCGCGCCGCAGTCATGCGAGCGCGAATTGAGTCTCACAACGCAGCAACAAGGTACACATTTCTATGATTGCAACTGCCGTTTTGGTTTACGCCACCGCCATGATCCTGGCCAATCTGTCCGTGGCAACGTTTGGCCCAAGCGTGACGCCAGTCAATGCTTTTGTGCTGATTGGTCTTGACCTGACCATGCGTGACTGGTTGCATGTCCGCATCAAACCTTGGCAGATGGCGGCGCTGATCGCATTGACCGGGCTGCTGACGTATGCGCTGAACCCTGCTGCCGGCAAGATTGCAGTGGCAAGCGCATGTGCATTCAGCGCCGCTGCGCTTGTGGACTGGGCGACGTTCACGCGGTTGCGCGGGTCTTGGATGTACCGGGCAAACGGGTCTAACGTGGCAGGCGCAGCCGTAGACTCGTTGATCTTCCCGACCTTGGCCTTTGGGGCGCTGATGCCCCAGATCGTATTGGCGCAGTTCTTGGCAAAGATTGCCGGCGGCGCCATTTGGACTTGGATTTTTAACCGGGGCAAGACATGAACCGAGAAGAGTACTTCTGCCGCGCTGCGGCCCGCCAGACCTTGTTCTGTGCTGTCTGGATCGTTGCCTTGGTGGCGCTGATCGCGTGCCTAGCATGACGCACATCGGTTGGATGGTCAGCGAAGGCGAAGTCTGCATCTTGCTCACCAGGCGCCGCGAAGAGATGCAGTACTGGGTGGACCGTGGATGCACTGCGGTGCCGTTGTATGCAATGCCCCCGCTGTAACTCGCCAGCCGGCGTGCTTGAGACAAGGCAACGCCCCAATAATCTAACTTGGAGACGCTATAGATGCTTCAACGACCACCGATTCAGTACAACGGAACAACTAAGCGGTTTGCACGGTCGCTTGATGAAGCCTTCGGCGGCGACGGTTACGCCATCACCCACTACAGAAACCGATGGTCGTGGTTCAACCGAGCCGTTGCCTTCAGTGTCTGGGTACTGGCGCTGGCTTACGGGGTGACGCTATGGACCTGAAGATTCAACTGATTCGGGATGAGGGGAGCGTCAGCCATGCGTATGAAGACAGTCTTGGTTACCTTACTATCGGCGTTGGGCGGCTTATTGACAGTCGTCGCGGTGGTGGTTTGGCTCCTGATGAAATTGAGTATTTACTTACCAATGACGTTATTGAAAAGAGTAGGCAAGTCCTGGCGGCGCTTCCGTGGGCATCCAAATTGAGCAGACCTCGGTTTGCCGTCCTTGTAAACATGGCGTTTCAGCTTGGCATCGGTGGCTTGCTCCAGTTCAAGCGCGCGCTGGGGTCCATCGAAGACGGTCAGTACAAAGAAGCGTCAATGGAGATGCTGGACAGCCTCTGGGCTCAACAGACGCCGGAGCGTGCGAAGCGTCTGTCAAAACAAATGGAGAACGACGAATGGCAATAGACCCGCTGACCGCAGGCGTCGAACTGGCGCAGACCGTCATCACCCGCATCTGGCCCGACAAATCAGCAGCAGAGGCAGCGCAGCTTGCCGCCCAGGTCGCCATCGTCCAGGGCCAACTGGACACCAACCGCGCCGAAGCGTCCAGCCCCAGCGCGTTCACGAGCGGCTGGCGCCCAGCGATAGGCTGGGTCTGCGCCTTGGCGCTGGCCTGCCAGTACATCGCCAGGCCGCTGGTGCAGTGGGCCGGCATTGTGCTTGACCATCCTTTGCCGACGCTGCCTGGCATTGATGACAACCTTTGGCAATTGATGTTGGGGATGTTGGGGCTCGGTGGCCTCAGAACTTTTGAGAAAACTAAGGGGATTGCATCGTGAACGAACGAATCCGAAAGTTTATAGACGGTTGCTTCGACGTTTACGTTGACCACCGTGGACGGGAAGATTTCTCAACTGACTACGCTGGCATTGAGCGGTTTGCCGATCTCATCGTCCGGGAGTGCGCCGAGTTGAGCACCGGCTATACCAGCAACGTCAAGTTGCTAATCTGTAACCATTTTGGGATTGAGCCATGAACGAACCTTACGCCTGGATGGCAGTGGGCGGGGCTATCTGGAACCACAAAACTAGCGAAGACGATGTGCCGTTGTACACAAAACCCCAATGGCAGGGGTTGACGGATGATGAGGTACATGAACTCACAAAGAATGTGATTGCGTTCAAGAGCGATATTGTGGACTTTATTGGGCGGGCAGAAGCAAAGCTTAAAGAGAAGAACACATGAACACCATCATCCCGGCAAAAGAAGTTGCCGCAAGCATTTGGAAAATCATGGAAGAAGTTGCCGATAAATACGCAGAAGAAGATCGGGAGAACTTGAAGGCAGTAATGCTTGATCAGCTTGGCGTGGCTATGTTTAACGGGCCGGAAGAAAAGGGGAAGAACACATGACTGAAACAGAGCGAAAGCTAGACCTCTTGCTAGGCGATGCCTTAGCAGAGAACGAGCGCCTCAAGCGCGAACTGAAGTACCAAGATGCCAGAGATGGGCACATCGGCACGCACGGCCCCGACTGCTGGTCATGGGGGCCAAAGCATTACGACTGCGCCCTTAGACACATCAACTCAATGACGGACGACGGAAAATGACTGACAACGTAAACAACCCTCCGCACTACAAGCAAGGCAAGATTGAGTGCATCGAGGCGATCCAGTCTGCGCTGACTGAGGAAGAGTTCCGGGGCTACTGCAAAGGCAACGCCATGAAGTACATCTGGCGCGAGAAGCACAAGGGCGGCAAAGAGTCATTGCAGAAGGCGCAGTGGTACTTGTCTGCTTTGATATGAGGCCGACCAAAGCGGCGATAGACGCGATCAGGGACGCCTACATGGCCGACGTCCTGACGATCAGAGCGCACATCCTAGCGCTCAATGATCCGCATCTGGAGGACGCCTGGGCCGGAATCGAAACGTTTGCCGCCGTGGCGTTGCGGGTGATGGCGAAGACCAACCCTAGCAAGCTGCGCAGCGAGATGGTGACTGTGGGTATCTCGGCGCTGTTATGAACGGTCGACCTTGCCGTCGAGCTTGTCAAAGATGCGCGCCAGCATGTTTTTGATTTCCTTGAGGTCTGACCTGTAATCGTCGCGGGTGACGTAGGTTTTGGGTAGCTCAACGGATAGCCGCCCCAGGTCTGCTTTTAGCTCCTTGACTGCCGACCATAGCTCCCTTGCAAACCAACCAGTGACGGCGCAAACGGTAGCTAGACCAAGGTCAATCAGGTGCTGGGAATCCATTAGATCATCCTTGCGAGCAATGGCACCGCCCCGCCGGCGCAGGTTGCTAGGGCATCGAGGAATTCTACACCGTGCGTGGGCGTTAGGCCCGCTTTGACGGCTCGCATGTTGGACAGCTTGTCCAGCACCTCCTTGCCCACTGCGGCCAGCACCACCAAGCCATACGCCACATCCATGCGTCTGGTTATGGCAAAGCCGATCAGAAAGATCAGCGCACCGTAGATGGCGTGGTTGGCCTTATCTTGCGGGAGCGAGGGCATTGTTGTTCTCCGTGTTGGCAAGGATTGCGCCTGCGGTTGCAGGCCGAGCGGCGCG